ATATATTATAACTTATTTTATTTTAAAAACTTCAAATCTTTCTCTTGGTTTCCAATTTTCAAATGTTGATTCAATTCCATCAACTAATGTTTGGCACATATTTGTATGTGTTAATCCCATCTCTCCGGTAAATGCTTCTCTACCCATCAATGCGTTTGCTTTACGGACATCTTTTGGTGTGTTATACATTTTCTCAATTGCTTCAGCAACATCCTCTATATCAACTCTATCATCCCAAATATAAGGTGTCGGAACTGAACCTGCTAAAGCTTGTGCTCTACTCCAAACCGGCAATGCCCAAGGACCAGGAATTGCTTTATCTTCCCACAATCTCCATTCATGCAAAGAACCAATTCTAATATAATCAGCATGAGTTAAATACTTACCATCAACTTTAAATCCACATTGGTCTTGCAATCCACCAGTTACGTTTATAATGATTGGAGTTCCAGCCATTACCGATTCAGCAGTTGCTAATCCAAATCCTTCATTGTTAGCTATGTTAATTGTTACATCTGCTATATTATAAATAAGATTTAATTCTTCTTGAGGTCTTCTCTTTTCTGAAAATATAATATTACATTCAGGTGCCATTACATCTATTACTGCTGGTAAATCAGTACCATTCTCATCAACAGGTTGTGTATGCATTACTAAACAAACCTTATCTGCTTTTTCTTTACCTATCTTGTCACAAAACTTTTTAAATGCTACAATAACATCCGCAGGTTGTTTTCTTCTGATATTACGATTTGACCAATATAGTACAAAATCATAATCCTTTCCACCTAAAATTTCTTTACGAAATTCTGCAGGCACATCCGCTGGCTTATATATGTTTGTGTTAATACCATGCGGTACATACCCTATTTGCCAATCCTTTTTAGGTTTCCAAGTTGGTTTAGTGTCTAATGCTGATAATCTTTTAATGATACCATATGTTTGACGAGAGATACACCCAATCCAATCACAACTTTCATAGAAGTTACGATTATATAATGGGTCTGGTAAATCATCCCAAATTGCATAGAATAAAAGTGGAACATTTTGTCTGATTTCATGTTCAATATCATACAACCATGTCCAATAACGAGGGTCAGTAAAATGTAGGATAGCATCTGGCTTTTCAGTATTGATTAATTGTCTAATCAAATCGGCGTTACCATAGCCATTCCAAGGAAGTATTTTTACATTAGCATCAGGTACTCCATATGTTTTTTGAATATCTTCACTAACATCTAAAACCTTACCAGCTTCAGGATGGTTAATTGCTGCTCCTACCTGAAACCAATCGTATTTATGAACTGTACCAAGTACTAATTCCTTTGACACAGTAGCGATACCACTTGCCATTCTTAAATCATCCGAAAGTAAAAGGATTTTCTTTTTTGCCATAACTTATTTTGTTTCTTAAAATTGTGAACCTGATATTTGTAGTTTCAAGTATTCGTTCATTTCTTCTCTAAATTCTATATCCGTAACATATCTTTCAACTGTTCTATTTACCAGCTTTTGAAGTGTAACATCGGATGTAAAAGAAACTTTTTTGAAACTTGAATATACGTCTTTTAGTATTTTTACCGTTGTCAGTTTTGTGTTTTCTTCGTTCATTGTAATATATTTATATATATAAGTATAATGAAATAAAAAAAACATAAAATTTATTTTGTAGCCTTTTTATCACATATTCCCCTATTTCCAAACTCACAAAACTTACAATTCTTTTTAGCTGCACCTGGTACTTTAGGGAATTCAATATCTCTAAACTTACCCTCATCATCAAATACTGCATTGATAAATCCCATAAACTCATCATATACTTTAGTAACCGATGGTGAGCCATGTGCTGGAATATGTTTTGATACATGTGGTATTGGAAATGCCGAGTCTTCGGGCAACTTCCTACGAAGTATCTGATACTCCACTTTAATCTTTTGTAAAGGAATATTAAATAATTCTGAATAGTATTTTTTATAAAGGAGTATTTGAGAATTTTTCATCTTATCAGCTTTTTGATACTGATTCCATCCCATAGTAGATGTCTTTAAATCTATAATGATAATTTCATTAGCTGCTATATCTCTTATTACAATATCTATGAATCCAATAAAGTGTACGCCCTCTTTAATAGTTGCGTTCAATGGAATCTCAATACCCACCAATTCAAATCCACTCTTTGAGTAGAATTTGTGCATATGCTTATCTAACCAAGCCAATATACGTCTACCATCACCATAAAATTCTTCTAATTGAATTTGAGTACAAGGAGTTCCTTCACTCATTTTATCAGCTTCACTTTTATAAGCCTTTCTCATAGTTTCCAATAAGAGCTTATCTTTGTTGATTTCATCTGCTTGCTTTTTAGAAACACCATACATAACCGAAAGGTAATGTTGGATAGTTTCGTGCATAGCAGTTCCAAATATTGTATGGATATTAGATGAACTTTCACCTAATTTATCTATGTAATTTAACTTATATTGATGCGGGCAACTACTCCACATAGAGTATTGCGAAAATGATACTTTTGCCATTATGTTTATTTATGTAAAGATACGAAAATTATCCCAATAAACCAAATTAAACTTTAAGTTTTAATTTAGTAATTTGCTTTGGGTCAGTACCATATGCTTCAGCTATTTCTTTAATATGAGTTTTACCTGAAGTTGTTTGATGAAGTATTAAATAATATTCTTCTGCCTGTAATTTGGATACATTATAATATTTACAAACTAATTCAATAATCCAATCTTCATACTTTTCAGATGAAGCTGGTTTCATATATTTTAGAAATGCTCTTGTCTTTGGAATCAATCCTATCAAACATAAATACATTGCTCTAGGAGGTACTTCTTGTAAATAGGGTTGTATATCTGCAATTAGTTCTATCCACTCAGGTTTCATAGAAAGGAAACGGAGTATCATATAGTTACTCCATGTCTTACGTTCACTCTCATCAAGCGTATCCCAATACTTTGGGTCTTTCTTATCACAAATTGCGTTTAGATGGTCAAATAATGTTTTAGCCATATTATGCTTCTTCTTCTACTTTTAAACCCGGAGGTAATAAATCATTTAATACTTCACCACAATCTCCACAAAGAAATAACTCTACTGGTAGAACTTCATCTTTTGGTTTGCCTGATAATAGTTTTGAAATCTTACGAAATCCAAACCCTTGTACGAAAATCTCACCACCACATTTATTACATGCTATTGGTGTTGTTTTTTCTAATGGAATTGGTTTTTCTTCTTGTGGTGCTATTGGTTGCCCACCTGCTCCTAAAATGTTAGCCATATTATATTGTATTTAAAATTTGTATTAATGTTGCTGCAGTTGGTATTTCTTTATCAATAGCCGAACTACATTTATATTGCCCATCTGAAAGAAGTAAAATTACATTGGATGTATTTTCCGCTGCGTACTCATCTACTTTGTCATATAACATTGTAAACAAATCAGAAAAATCAGTAACTTTAGAATCAATAAGAGCTTGTCTTAACTTCATATATTTATTTCTCTTATCATCATTTGATTTGAGAATATCTAAAATCTTTATCTTATAATCATTTTCTAATAGATTTTGTACATCTATTTTTAACTTACCCTTATGAGAATTCATTTGGCAAGTATTAATTACTTTACGAATATCAGGATAAGATGCATCAATAATAGGTACTAAATCTTTTACATCAAATTCAATTTCTTCAGCTTTCAAAATTTTACTCATTTGAACGGCCACATCTTTTTTAGTTGGCGGAATAATTTGAAAGGCCTGGCAACGAGATTGTATTGGGTCTATTACTTTCTCTACATAATTACAAGTCAAAATGAATCTACAATGTCCACTAAAAGTTTCCATAATATTACGAAGCATGGGTTGTGCTAAATGACTCATATAATCAACCTCATCCAATACTACTACTTTCCATTTTTTAAATCCCATTGATGATGCAAATCCTTTTACTTTATCTCTAATAGTATCTACATTTCTTTCATCAGATGCATTAATAATCATATAATCACATTCAATTGATTTTACAATTAACTTTGCTAATGTAGTTTTACCTGTGCCGGCTTTCCCGTATAAAAGTAAATGCGGAATATCATTATTTTCTATAAAAACACCAACTTTAGTTTTTAAATGCTCATTACCTACATAATCTTCTAATTTAGTTGGGCGATATTTTTCTACCCAAAGACTATGATTTATATTTTCTTCTTTATATTCAAACATATTTTATTTTTTATTTTCCAGTTGAACCAAATCCACCTTCACCTCTTTCAGTATCCGATAACTCAGCCACTTCATCAAACTCAATTGGAGGATATGGTATAATCATAATTTGTGCAATTCTATCACCTACTTTATATGCAAGCGAATCCAACCCGTTTGTTTTCTTAAATGTAGCTTGCAGTTCACCTCTATATCCACTATCAATTACACCAACTGAATTTGATAATGCTAATTCATATTTTCTAATTGATGAACGAGGAAATACCAATCCTACAAATCCGTTAGGAATTTCCATTGCTAAATCAGTACCATAACTAACATCAAATGTAGTATTGGATATAATTCTAGTTGCTACTAAATCCATACCAGCATCACCATCCTTAGCGTAGGTTGGAATTTGTGCTAATGGATTAATCTTCTTTATTCGTACTTTCATTTTCTATATTTGTTTTTACTAATTCAGATTGTTGTGTTTGAAATTCTCTTAATTTTTTACCAGCATCAGTTAATTCTCTAGCATATAATTTAAATTTCTTTAAAGTTTCTTTATTTGTAAAAGATATGTATGCATCTTTAGTATTGGATATTGTAAATGTTACTGTTGGTTCTTCATTTGTCATATCTTCACTTGTCCATGCAAATACTTGTGGTTCATCATCATCAAATTGAAATACCCATTCGCATTGTTCTAATTTTTCAGATGGTGCCATTTTTAATTCACCAATTGGTTCAACTACTTCTTCTTTTTTTGTTTTTTTAGCCTTTGCCATAATTTTTGTTTTTAATATTATCTTCCTACTTCTGCTAAGTATTTTGCTTTCATTTCTTCCCAGCTAATTCCAATAGCATCTATGTAGAATAAGTGTTCTGGTTTAATTCTACCTTCATCATGTAGTTTTGTGTATCTACTGATTGCGTGTTTCTTCCACCATTTGTTAATGTATTCAGTACCTTGCTTAAACTTATCTTTAAGGATTAATTTATCTTCGGTGATTTCGTTTCTAAGATATTCACATCCATTCTCATA